GATTCTTCATCGGAAAACTCAACATCATCAACCAGACTTTGGAACTTTTCAGTTTCGGTATCAGTCATCCCATCAGCAACATCAGCAATCAATGATTCTTTTACAAGTTCACCTTTTGCCTTTTTCAACTGAACATTTTCTTCCATCTGTTTGTTTAATTTATCTTCCAACTCTTCAATTTTCGTTAAGTTGGCTTCCAAGATGTCATATTTTTCATCTGGAATATCAATATAGTGATCTTCAAATAGTGATTTTAGACCACTAATGAAATCTTCTGCGATCTCACCTTTGAGCCCACGCTCAATAGCAAGTTCGTTATCAGACATCCATTGTTCAACAACGTAGCTCATATAGTCATCGACTTTTTCTACTACACTTGTCATTGTTTCTTCTGCAAGATTTTCCATTTGATTATCATTTTCTTCCTGAATCTTTTCCAACTCAGAACGAACTTTTGACTTGATAGCAGTTTCAAAAATTGTTGCAGCTTTTTCTTTAAATTCTTCAGAAAGTTCTTCTTCACCACCAATTAATGCCTCAACATCTTGTGATACATCGAGTTTGTCAATTTTTTGGTCAATAGATTCTTTCTTAACTTTCTTATTTTCTTCCGTATCTTCACCTTCTTCAGCATCATCTTCATCTTCATCTTCATCATCATCATCTTGTTCGCCTAAAATGGTAGAACCATACATTTTTGCAAGTTCTTCTTTTTTCAGGCCTTTCATATGATCTACAAGACCAGCGAGAATTTCAGATTTAAGTTTAGGAGCAGAAGCAGATTCTTTCTTAACTTCTTCTTCATCATCTTCATCTTCATCTTCTTCATCATCATTATCATGTTTAGCTTCAGATTTTGCTTTAGGTAGTTTATCTTGTTTATCACCCTTAGCACTAGATTTTTTTGCTTTGGGTGGGGAAGCTTTTTTAGTATTGTCAAAGTCTGGATCTTTCTGCTCATCGTCACCGATGTCATGTTTAACAATTTTAGCAGTAGATGCATCCGCCTCTTCCAATTCTTCCATTTCTGTATTGAGTTCTTTAGACATATTAAGTCTCCTTTAGTAGTTTGTTAATTATATTTATAAAATTAGAGTTTTGAAAGAAACATTTCAAAGGCTTTTGCCTTCTTATTTGCGGAAGCGACTCTATGAATACGGGCAACTTCAGATTCTATAAGAATTCCGTTATCCCAAATCCATTCTTTCCCTTCCATTATTCCTTCCACAAACGCTTCTGGTGCAGATGGATCCGCAACTATGTCTCCTGCTGATGCAAGATAAAAATCATCTTTGACATAATTGACCTGACCCCTCTTTTCAAGTGTTCCCATTCCTCTACTAGAGACTCCAAGTTTAGCACCGACATTTAGTAGTTCCTTGACAATTTTACCATTAGGTGTATCAAGAATCTTTGCTTTCCCGATGATATTTTTACCTTCGGGGTATAGTTCTTCGATTATATGAGAAACCCTATCCAAATTGACCGTTGGCCCTTCAGGGTGTCCTAATTCCCCAAAAGCACGTTTCTTTTGAATGAGTTCCTTATTGTATCGAGCAACTTCTTTTGTTAAAATATTAAGAGGATATAATCTTCCATTCCGATTTTTAGTTTCGGCCTGCATGAAAATCCCTTTAATTTTCAATTCTTTATTCTTACCTTCAGTAAGAATTTCTAAATCATCATACATTTCTGTGATTAGTTTCATATTTTCCCTCTATTATACAAGTTCGTATGATTTGTGTACAACAACGATTGCATAGGTGTCACCTGAAACTGTGAGTCCAATATCTGCGGTTTGAGTTCCACCTAATTCACAACCACTTGCAGCTAAATTCCAATGTCCTGTACCTGTAAATGCATGAACTTCTGTACCCCCTCTATCTATTGTAAATGAAGTTGCAGTTTGCCAAAATATTTCGACAATATGCGCTTTAGTTGGGGTATCTTCATTAGCACCTTTAAGTTCAGCTAATGTTATTGCTCCATCAGTAGTATCACAATGTATGACACTTCTTTGAATTGAGTTTCTAATTGAATTTGCCATAGTTTATCCTAAATTGTAAGCATTTCTTTATCAAAATAATTCATAATATCTTTAACTTTTACACCATGTTTTTTTGCAACTTTTTCTACATTTTTGTCAAATGTACTTAAAAAATCGCCTGGATTCTTTTCCATTATGATAAAGACATCATCTACTGCCTTTTTCATTTTAGGTGTAAGTTTTTTATATGTAGATGATTTTTTATGTTCATCCTTTTCAACAACCCAAGTATTAAATTCCTTAAATTTCTTCATCCGTAGAATTCTCCAATGAGGTATCAGTTTGTCCCTTTACCACAGAATTTGCTACTTCTACTCGTTTTAGATCTAATGCATTTCCTATTTTTTGTGCCATTGTTGATTTAAAATGAGACTCAGCATCCACTTTATCATCTTTAACTAATGCTGAAATCATATCTGGTATACCACTCATAATTTATTCTCCATTAAAAATTTTAATATTGTTCTTCTCCTTCTTCGCCTTCGGGAGGTTCTTCAGGAGTTTCTTGATTTATTTGTTGTTGCATAGATTCAATTTCATCATCTGACATTCTGAATACATTTTTTTGTACATATTGTTTAGAAAACCAATTTCCAATAAATGGCTCCATAGTATTCAACATATCCATACGATCACGCAAAAGATCCATATCACGCATTTCTGCATAATGTCCATCTTTCATATAGAGATACGTTATACTTTCTTTAACACTTGACCAATCTTCTTCTGCAATAACACCCTTGAGTATTAGTTGCGTTTTAAGAATATCGTTAAATAATGTATTAAATTTGTTCCGTAATTTTTGAACAAATTTAGTAAACTTTACTTCATCTCTTGATATTTCTGCTCCACGACCTAAACTAAATCCACTTTCTGTTTCTAATCGACTAATAGGTATATTTAGTGATCTATATAATTTCTTTTGAAAATATAATATGTCATCAATTTCTCCAAGATTTTGACCACCTGGCAAAGTTGTAATTTCTGTACCTCTACCACCTTCTCTACGAGGCAACCAAAAATCTTCTAACATACTCATCTGCTGACGGTCATCCCGAATTTCACCAGTTGTTGCATTGTACACCAACTTATTTCGGTAACGATTCATCACATCTTTTAGATATTGTTCCGCCTTTACTTTAGGTAGATTTCCAACATCTATATAAAAGATTCTTCGTTCTGGAGCCCTTGCAATGCGGTAAATAACTACTGCATCCTCAATCATTCTTAATTGATTGACAGGCTTAATTGCTTTATGTAAATAAGATGTAACTAATGCTTTAGAAGGGTCAAATAATCCTGAAGGACAATTTGCAATCGCATCGGCGGTAATTTTAAGAGTTGCACCCATAGGTGTAATTCCACTTGAGGTGCTAGTAATTGCTCCGCCTTCGTTATATACATAAAAATCTTCTAATACTTTGATAGTAGGTGATCCCTTTTTTGTCACCTCTTTATCTATCTTTCGTACTCTTTTTATTTTTAAAGCATCAATATATCTTAATTCTTGTATACCCTTTTGCGGTTCATCTTCATTTATAATTTTATGATAATGTAGACGACCATCTATATACCAACGCCTAAAAATATCATGGGCTTTATTATTAAAATCCAACAAACGTAAAACTTGGTGGAATTCTTCTTTAATTCTGGATTTTAATTTTGATGAATAGGGAAGTTTGTCAACATTAAGTGATACAGATTCTTTATTTTCTTCTGTATTAATTGCTTCATTGACAATATCTTCTATAGCGAGGTCACATTCTGGATGGTCTGAAGTAGACCTATATCTTCGTATAAGATCTGATTCAGATTTAGTTTGACCTTCTATATCTATAAATTCACTATAAAATCCAGCAGAAGTAGTTGCCCCATCTTCAGAATCGGGGAGAACAAAACTTGGTTGTTCTCCCTTATCCTTTACTCTTGTAATTTGAAATCCAAATAGTTGTGCCATAATACTCCGTAATCAATATCAATACAAATATTTATACGAAAAATTAAGTTGTGGTATTTGTTTCAAAAAACTGATAACGATAAGTTACTTCAAATTCTTCTACTGCATCATTCGTATCGTAACCCAAATCAATTTGACCTACTGTTAATGGCCACATACCCCTGAAGGTATATGATTTGATTACTTGTCCTGCTCTATCCAGTTGGTCAACGAAAGCATCAACTTGATAATCAGAAGGATTTTCCAATCCACTATTATCAGAAAGTGCATTAATTCCGTTCATCCATCTTTCCATTGCATTACGGATAAGAAAGTCAGTATCGTTAAAAATGGTAGTAGTCCATGAATCAAATACACGATCTCCTGCTATATACAGGTTACGACCACGAAATGGTACTGGAACTTCACCTAATGTCATGCCTGGCAAGTTAGTTGTTTTACAGAGAAAAGACATAACTCTTGTCTCTCCTCCTACAGCTGCAAAGCCAGGGAATGGTAATGTTACTGAAAATTGATTCGCCCTTGCACCACCACCTTTTAATGTTGCTTTAAAGTCGTTTATGTTTGCCATGATTCCTCCTATGCCCCAACTACTTCACTAAACGCAACACCAGTTTTCGTGGCAATGAAGTTTAGAGAAATAAAGTTAATAGACCGAGCAGGTTTGACAAAAATGTCAGCAACAAACTCGTTACGGTCAACAACCACGCCTGGGTTATTGGACTCATCGCATACAACTAGGAAATCTGTGATTCCCCTTCGACCTTGTACATCACGCAAGAAAGGTTCAACCATATTCCTAAATCCTGCTCTTGTGAACTCATCATTGAATTCAAACAACTGGAATTTAGAAGCAGTTGAAATTGCTTTCTCTA